CGTTGTACCAGTCGTGCGCGGCGGTGCTCAGCGCTTCCCAAGCCTCATCCGAGCACTTGGACACTGCCAGCACAAGGCGCCGCAGGTAGTGGCCGTCAGGCTCGCCCTCGGCCTGGGGTAGAAACTCTGTGCCGGCGGCCGCCAGCAGTTCACTGTAGATGGTGGTCATTTCGCCTCCACGGGATGAATGCGATAAGTCTCGGCAGGATAGACCTGATGGGCACGTGTCAACGCTTCTTCTGCGAACCGCTTTGATACGGGTTTCGGTTTCGAGCCGAAAGGGTCAGTCCATCTTGTGGATTGATAGCGCTTGCCATCTTCGCTCTTAATTTGGACGATGTATTTCAAGATTGCATCTCCTGTTTCTTCCTGCCGATCAGGCTTACGAGCAGGTTACATTGGGTTGGGGTGAAAGTATCGTGTCCCGGCCAGTTGTCCTTGATCAAGTTCAGGACCTCAATCATCGGCACGTGGGTCTTCTCGTAGACCTCATCGATCATCTCGGGGAGCGTCACGCGCGCCTCGGTTCTTTTGGCGGGTGAGTCCCGTACTTGGCGATGAACTCGTCTGCCATTTGGAAAGGGCAGTTCTCCTCGTGGCCGTTGTCTTCGGCTTCAAAGCACAATAAGCAAAGACCCTGTTCGTAGTCCATGCGCTCCGTCGTTTCGTGCAGAATCCTCACTACTGCTTCGGCGTCTGCTTGTCTGGTGGTTGCGTACACATCTACTCCTTTGCTGCCATCAAGGCAGCGGTTGGGTCACTGGCGTACCCGGACCAGATAGGTTCCCCATAAAGCAGTTTGAACAACTTCATCAAACAGTTTCCCTCGACTAGGCATCCGGTTGAGTAAATGCCTGTTTGGATCTCTCCCATCCGAAAAACATATACGCGTCGGAGTTCTTTGGGTAGCATGACGGCTTTCTGTGTCCTGTTGAGGGCGGTAACCAGAGGCAGGATGCCCAACCGGCTTGCACAGGCCGGGCACTGCTCTGGGGAATCGCCAATCGTGTCACAATCAGCGCATAGGTAGGCGTTGCGGAGGTTAACGTGCATGGCTCACCAGCCAATGGGCCAGGAACATGATGGGGTGGTGCAACTCCCACAGGCCCCAGATTACGAGTCCTGCCAGGGCCTCAAAAGCGAATGCGTTGCGGATGCAAACTAAGAAGTTGAGTCCATCTTCATTCGCCAACTCGCTTACGTTCGGCCCTTCGCCGAGGACGTTGGCGAGAGGATATTCGGGAGCGTGATAGCGCCCATTGGCATCGAATCCGCAATTGCTCATGACTTCGTTCGTGATCCGTTCTGTTTCGGTCATCTCAAGACCCCTTTCTGTGAACAGGATTATTAAACCACCGCTCAACGAGTTTATCAAGTGCTATTTTTGCGGGGGTGAACAATTGCGTACGATTCCTGATTCGGGAATCTTTCTAACTTATTAAACTTTTCTGTTGACATGCGCATCAGTGGTGCTATTATGCGTTTATCAACTAAACGGTTGTTGGCAATCAACCGCATAAGGAGCAGCCGAAGCGAACAAATTGCAGGCACTCGAATGGGAAATGGAACTTGCGGCGCACGCATAGTTTGGAGGGGAAATTATGGCAAATGAAGTTACGTTGTGGATTGATTCGATCTTGCGGAAAGTTGTAGAACTGCCGGGACGCGATTCGCCGGAAGATAAGCCAGATTTTATGCTGGTGAGCGACAAGGAACTTCGCGCGATTCTTGAAGACGCTTGCGAAGAAATCAATCTCACCATGCATCACCCTGCAGCAATGCCGGGTGTGGATTGAAACTTGTAGAGGAACAGCCTGTGCATTGCGAGGATTGTTCTTCTGAGTGTGACAGCCATGAAGGCTCGGAATGCCCAACGCTCTACTCGCTGCATCTGGCCCTGAAGATCGCACTGGCCAACGCGGCGAAGCTGGCCCCAACCCATGTCGGCGGCTCCGGCTGTGAGAGGTGAGAGATGAAGATCAAGGTAGGGTTGAGCATAGGTTTTGTTGCTGACCGCAAAGATGAGATCGAAGTCGAAGACGGCCTAACCGACGAGGATATTGAAATCGAAGTGCGAGATTGGGCTAACAATTACATCGAAACATGGTGGGAAAAGGTACCTAAATGACCGCTCTACTAGTCCTGTCCGCGCCCACCATACTGGCCGTGGCTGTCGTGATTGTTGTCTACACCTCCGGCCTATGCCGGGGAAAGATAAGGTAACTGTGACAGCCGAGGTAGCGTTAGAGTTTCCCGCTCTGAAGAGTCTCCCAACGAATCGGCCGGCCATCCTCGAAAATCAGGATAAACCGGCCGTAGAACTTTTCGGGGAGAATCGGCCTCAAAGCCATGGCGGCGCGCAGGATAGATTCAGCCGTCACCGGCATAGACTTCAGGGCTGACTCTTCGTCAATTCTTATGCGTCCTGTTGCCGCCATCAATTTGCCCTCACCGTAAACCCTGGAAGTCCCGGCATTATAGCCAACCCTTTTGGCTTGATAGGCGCTCTTAGTTCTTGAGCTGACGGGTCAACGGTGGGACGGTCGAAAAGCAATCCACATTGCAACCCTACGAACTCGAACGGCAGTCCGCATGTCAAACAGTGTATATGCACCTCGCATGTGTAGGCTGAGGGCGTAACGTCTCCATCTTTTTTAAGGATGCGGTCAACTCTCACGTCGGCCTTAAAATTCATATGCTCACACTTCGCCATTATTCTCCATCCTCCGTATCAGAATAACCCACGCCGCACCGATCGTTCGGGTGAATAGGCGTGCAATCGTCGCCCGACGGGAACGGCTCGTCTATAGGAATAAGGCCAGCCTCGATGTTCCCCATGCACTCCTCGCACGCATCCCCCGATCCGATCTGCTGTTTGAACTTCTGTCCGGTTCCCTTGGCGGCCTCATGCTTGCCGTGATTGTAGGCGTACATGCTTTCGGTCCTGCTGATGGTCAGAGCGCGCGCCGCGCTGAAATCCTCGCTTTGCAAGATGTTGTGCTGGAGTTCGGTCGTCGTCCAGCCTTCATCAACTGATTTGCTTACCAACTCTCGTAAGTTGGCCCTGGTCGTTTCTGTGATGGCGTAGCGGGCGTCGGGATTATCAACGATCTCTCCCTTGTCTGTGATGCGCTTGCCCACCAGTTCCGCCCCGCGCTCCCTGGCCATCTGCCGCGCCTGGTCCAAGACTTTGGTCCACATGTCCGAGTCTTCAACAATGCCGCGGTCGGTCAAGAACTCTGTGGCGCCAGCTACCGCATCAGTCTCAAGGTAGGGCGTCACCTCCGGGATCAGGTCGCCCCAGTCCACTAGAACGTCTATCGTGTCCTGATCTTCTGGCTTCTTCTTCGCAGCCTTCGCCAGTTTCTCGACGGTGAGTCCTGCTGCCGCTTCTTTCCCTTTGCGCTTGAGGTAGGCCGCTAGTACCTGCTCCAGTGACTTCCCCGCTTTGCTAAAGGGCGGTCGGCTTCCGTCCCGGCCTCCTTCTTCACTGAGGCTTGATTGCTGGGCTGTTGCGCACCGGTCTTGCCCGGTCCCGAATCTCCGCCAGCGCCGCCCATGGCCGGTTGTGGCATCGCCTTCTGTGCCGCCAGGACACTGAGCGGCATCCATCCTGTGCCCGTCTTGACCATCGGCACGTCGCCGCCCTCTACGGCGTCCAAGCCGTCCCGGTCCCGTAGTTCGTTGATCGTTCTGGCGCCAATAGATGTGTTGGCGATGTCGATGGTAGCTTGGTCGGTTGCCGCCACTTCCTCGTTCTGGTCGAAAGCATGGCCAATGTCATCCCATCCCCAGCCGAGAAAGATCAGCCGCTCCATGAAACTGGACCACCATAGCATCTCACCATTCAATCCTTGGGCGCGCATCTGCTCTTGAAGCTGCTCGGAGTTGGCGCGCGGCTCAGGCTCCTTGATGTAGGGCTTCGGGTCGGTCCTGAAGGCGCGACAAACGATGCGGGCCATCCATTCGTCGTATTCCGACTTGAGCAGGTCGCCGGCCGATCCCTTCATCTCGAATGGCTTTCCACCTCCGGGGATGAACCGCATCTTGGATTTGAGCTTGAGGTTGCCGCTCATCAGCGCGTCAAACGTTCCCTGCCATAGCGCGATCTGCTCTGCCGTCCAGTTCTCCGGACAGCACACCATCACATCAGGACATGTGCCTTCTGTATTTCCACACCAAACCGCATTACCGCCCTTACGCCGGACGAAGAGAATCCCATTCGGCACACTAACGCATGACACCCGCCCAGAATGCTCTACGTTTTTCGATTGAAAACTCCCCGTAATCGGAGCGTTCTTCCGTATCCTGACGCCATAATTTACCCCGGCAGTGGGACGCTCAGTACGGCGATCATCCTCGCTCCATGACGCTGCGCATCCCGTCTTTTGCGCCAGCTCAACGAACTGACCAGCCATGCGGAAGCTGTTCGTATAGAGAATGCCGGTCTGTTGCGCTCCATCGCCGAGATAAAAATAGTGCAGGAATATTTCAATTTGCCTGGGCGTAGATCCCATGATCGACTCTGGGATGAACTTGCCGTCTGCTAGACCAAACTGAACCATATAACTGCGAAGACTTTTATTCCCTAGCTCCCAAGCGCATCCGTTGTAGTAGGGTTCCTCCCCAAATATGTCTATGAGCATATCCCTGAAAGGAATATACCCTTTAGATTTGGTTCTCTGAGAAATCTGAACGCTCCTTTTGCGCTTGCTACCTTCAGATAGCCACATTCCCATAAACGCGCAAAATTGGTCACCACTCATGGTTATTGGAGAAATTTTGCTTCCATGAGAACTGGCGAATGTCTGAATCCCAATTTCTTGTCCTTGCCATTTAGATGTGATAGGGATACCGACTGCTCGCGGAGATATTCCAACTAGGTCTTGCGCTTTTACGATAACCTCGCCTTTCCGATAAGGATTTCCCCCGCACTTGCGAGGTAGCCCGCTCAACAAAACACGATGATGGGGCGTTACTAGCAAGTCCACCGAACGACCCTTAATGTGGACCATATCTCCTTCATAATGCTCAGAGAAGTGAGCCGTAGGCTTCTGCCATTCAAACTCGTGAGTGTCAGGATTCCGCGTAGCAAATTCATCGTCATCGGTGGTTTTATCAAACGGCAACCATCCGCGTCGCGTGAGAGCCTCTGTGTCGTCTGAATAGCACCAGAAGTTGAGCATGTACATCGTCTTGCGAACCTGCTGGGTAGCCTCCATCAGGATCTGCTCAACCTCGGAGTATCCCCAGATTGGATTCTGAGCCCACCGATGCCGCGGCATGTAGACAATCTCGCGCTCGGTAAAGTTGTCCATCGGGAGACCTTTGACGATCTGGACGTAGGCCAGGGACGGCCAGTCGGGGATACGTCCGCGGTCGTCGATCTTTGGCACGATGGTATTCCCGTCAATCACTTCCAGCGCGTAGGGCTTTGTCCCGGTCCTGTTCTTC